CCTTACCTGGTTTGAATAAGATTCGATGAAAGTTTTTTGTATCATCGAAATCATCATAGTAAGGATCAACGTTAAAATTTAGAGCCATTTTTTTCCCTTAGAAACCTAATACAAATTTGAGTTGTTCTATTCCGTCATCACTTCTTTGAACACTTGATCTATTTTCAATATATGCCAAATATCCAGAATGTATTGCAAAATTTGGAAGACTATACGACAATACAGTTCTTGTTGATGTGGTTGTTTGACCAAAAATAGGACTATTAATTACTGGAACACCTTTTGTATTTATTAGCTTTATTAGATTGGTAGAAAGATTGAAGTATAAAACTGTTGCAGTAAATGTTGGATTGTTAATTGGACCCTGATAAACAATCTCATCCATTTGGAATCCAATGTCTGAACCTGCCGCCACAACGATATCTGTTGTTGTACTATATGCAACACCATTTGCATATACAGGGTTATACTGTTTGGTTGTTGGATTAATTATGATGCCTAGTTGGTGGAAATCAATATCTGTTGGTAATAGTCCATTTTCTGTACCTTCAAACTCACAAGTTAACATCACATGGTCACAACCTAACTCAGAAACCGGATCAAATCCATGGCCACCAACAGGTGAAGTTGATGCAGCCAGTGTACAACCATTACCAAAACCAGATTCAACTGCAACACTTACATAAGAATAATTACTACCTGGATTGGTAACAATAACATCGTGAATGACACCGTTCTGTACATTTGCCGTAGCTGCCGCACCAGTTCCATCACCAGTGATTACTATATTCACTACAGAATTGCCTGGATCATATCCTGAACCACCTTCACTCACATTAATAACATCTATACTACCAACACCGGCAGATGTAATTAATGGGTTTGGTGTGTTTGTACCGATAGCCACTGGCATCCATTCTTTGTCCATGAATTTAAGTTTTAGACCAGTATCAATTGTGTACATGAATTTCCATTTGTAACCATCTTCACCTTGGAACATTTTGTTTGCAGTATATGTACCTGGTTCAAAGTATGGTTCTACTGTTGATGGTTCATCATTATTGTTCCATAAACATTTAAAAACTTGGTCATATTTGTTTTTCACATAGAAATTATAAATTACATAACCATTGGCATCTTTTGCAAACATATCTCCATCATCTAGAAAACAATTATATAAAACACCTGAAGTCCAATCTATTCTTTGTATGACTGGTGATATGTCATTGGTCTTTATCTGTTTCACAATAAACATATTCTTGTACACCTGCTTGATTGATTTCAAGTCGGTTGCAGGAACAGGTGGGTTTACATCATCATCCCAGGCCAAAGGTTTTGCCAGAAAACAATAGAACACATTGATTGGCTCTGTCAAATACGGTGGCACCACAGCCACCGGTGCATAATACATTAGCCCTATCTGGGAAACTTTTGAACCGTTTGTGAGAATATTTTTATTTGCCATGATTTATTTATTAAGCGTGTGAAACTTTAACGAAAGTATTTGCAAGATCACCGTTAGCAACAAAGTATCTTAAATGAGCACAACTCGACGCCGGCATGTTGAATGTTGTGTTATGTACTGTTGAATTTAATGCAGAAATACCGTGTGTAATTGTTTTTTGTGTTCCAGAAGAATTCACTAACCAAAGTTCAACAACTTTACCTGATATAAAATTACTATGTGAAACTGTTAAGTCTGCAACTAGATTAGCCTTAATCATACTATCTGTTGCATAATCAATTGTGATTGTTGTTTGGTCTCCTACTGGCAGCCTTGGTTTAAATGTGTATCCGTTGTTTGCAGAAAATAATCCAGAAACAATTAAATTACCATCAAAAATTGCACCACTTGTATTTGCTAATGCGGCCGCAGCCAAAGTTTGTGCAGTGTTTGCTTTCGAGAATGCTCCGTTAGCATATAGACTGGCTGAATTGGCTGCATCAAATGCTCCGTTAGCATATAGACTGGCTGAATTGGCTGTGGTGTATGCGTTGTTGGAGTTTATAAATGCTCCGTTAGCATATAGACTGGCTGAATTGGCTGCATCAAATGCTCCAATAGCAAATATTCCACTAGAATTTGCTGTTGTGTATGCATTGTTGGAGTTTATGAATGCACCGTTCGCAAATACACCAGCAGAATTAGCTGCACCGAATGCTCCGTTAGCATATAGACTGGCTGAATTGGCTGTGGTGTATGCATTGTTGGAGTTTATAAATGCACCATTTGCAAACAATCCACCAGAATTGGCTGTTGTGTATGCATTGTTGGAGTTTATAAATGCACCATTTGCAAATACACTGGCTGAGTTAGCTGCATCAAATGCACCATTTGCAAACAATCCACCAGAATTGGCTGTTGTGTATGCGTTGTTGGAGTTTATAAATGCTCCGTTAGCATATAGACTGGCTGAATTGGCTGTTGTGTATGCATTGTTGGAGTTTATAAATGCTCCGTTAGCATATAGACTGGCTGAATTGGCTGCATCAAATGCTCCGTTAGCATATAGACTGGCTGAATTGGCTGTTGTGTATGCGTTATTTGAATTTATGAAAGCACCATTTGCAAATACACTGGCTGCATTGGCTTTTGATGGCAACCAAGCCCCTGAATTGGCGGTGGACAAATCCAAAGCAGCATATGCAATTGTAAAAGCTTCTTGTGCAATCGGTTCAACAACATCTAGTCGACCTGCTTGTGTGGCAGCCAAAGTTTGTGCAGTGTTTGCTTTCGAGAATGCTGCGTTTGCATATTGACCAGCAGAATTAGCTGCACCAAATGCTCCAATAGCAAATATTCCACTAGAATTTGCTGTTGTGTATGCATTGTTGGAGTTTATAAATGCACTGTTTGCATATTGACCAGCAGAATTAGCTGCACCAAACGCACCGTTGGCATATAATGCAGCTGAGGTTGCCACATTTGCAGATGTAAATGCACCATTAGCATACAATGATGCCGAATTCGCTACACCAAATGCTGCGTTGGCATAAACACCCACTGTATTGGATGAATTAAATGCGGCATTTGCTTGTGGCCATACTTGATTATTGGATTGGCTAAAGGCAGCATTAGCTTGTATGAACGCAGCATTAGCATACAATGAACCAGAATTTGCGGTACCAAACGCAGCATTTGCCTGTGGCCATACTTGGTTATTTGAACGACTGAATACTGCATTTGCTTGTATGAATGCACCATTAGCATACAACGATGCAGAGTTGGCTACACCAAATCCACTGTTTGCATAAGAACTGGCTGAATTGGATGCTTCAAAAGCACCATTAGCATACAGACTTGCAGAATTAGATGCAGCAAAAGCAGCGTTAGCATACAGACTGGCTGAATTGGATGCAGCAAAAGCACCATTAGCATATAGAGCAGATGAGTTTGCTACACCAAAACTAGAATTTGCTCTCACAAATGCACTGTTTGCAAATGGACCAGTTGATTCTGTGGAAGTATTCTGCGATGAACCATCTGCAAACTTCAATGGTTTTGCAACCAAGTTCACACCATCTGTTGAAATCTTTACTTGAAGACTGCTGGAACCTGGACCACCTGCAATGATATTGACTGTTCTGCCTGTGGTTGTTGTACCTATGATTAGATTACCACCAGTGGATGTTGCGGTGTTACCTTGTACAAACAAGTAACCATCTAGTGGTAATATAGAAGTGAATATTGCATCAGAGCTGGTAGAACCATGTATACCCAAGTCAATATAATTTCTTTCATCTGTACCAACATCAGCGGTGATAACATGGTCCGCTGATCCATCAGATGTTTTGTTTTGTAAATTTGTTTGTAAATATGATGAACTGTTACCAACAAACTGTGCAATAACATTTGGAAGAATAATTGCATTATTACCAACATTCAGTGCAGTATTAGAATATAAACTTTCAGCCAAAGTTTTAGCAGTGAATTTACTGGTGACACTGGTTGAATTATCAATACCAACCAAGATTGTATTGGATGTGTTACTATCTAATCGTGTTAGATTTGGTAATTGCGAAATTTTTACTGTTGACATTGTTTACCCCAATAGGATTGTTCTATCATCTTCTGTTGTTAATGTAATACCATCTTCTGTGGCAATCTCTGGTATATATTGTAACCCAATTGGGCCAAATATCTTAATTTGATTTGATGTAATTGTACTATTTGCAATGAAGTTTCTTTTAACTGAAAGTAAAGTATTTTCATTAGATGATAAGTTAGTTGTTAAAACAATCTGATCGTCCGAATAGTTTACTGATTTAACCGTGTATATATTGTTGTTTACTTTGATGGAGTCACCAGTATAAACAATATCTTTTAATGGATAACTTGTGTTACTATAAACACCATTGTTCTCATAATCAAATTGGCCAGTGAGCGATGTAATATTTAGTGTGTTGGTGCCAGAGGTGCCAGTAACAACTGCCACATTTCCAAATGTTAACCAAACATTACTTGCAATTGTAATTGAATCTTGTGCATCGTTCACATCAACAACCAAAGACTTAATGTTGACACCACGATCATTCTTAATTTCAATCGTACTTACATTTGGAAATATAAATTCTTCTAGATTTGAACCAAGTTTATTGTTAAATTTAATTACATTGTTACTCTTGTTGGTAAAACTGGTTGTGATACTCAGTGCATCAGAAGTATGTTCGCCCAAATAGTAAGCTAATGGTTCACCACCATATAAACCTTGTTGTGCATGGTGATAAAGTTTGTTGTTCGATTTCAATGCATAACGACCAAGTACATTTGTTCCAGTTGGATGTAATAGGTTCAACAACACTTCTCTATATTTTGCAATTTCTTTTTCAAGTGTAATCTGATATGTGAAATTGTTGTACTTGGTACTCTGCAACACATCATAAGAACTTGGTTGTCCTTGTGTTGTTAAATACTGGCCCTCACCAATCACAAGACCATTCAAGAATGTTGCGTTAGCTTTTGCGGATCCATCACCAAATGTTATCACACCAGACTTATCATAAGTTCTGGTATATACTGTTTGGTTACCAACTGCATCAAAATAATTATATGTCTGTACAAATTGTGGAAATGCAGAGTTTGCCATCGGCAGACTGATGTACTTACCATCAATCACCAAAGGTAGTTTTGGATTTGGTTTTGAATCGTAATTGTAAACCCTCAAATTGTATAATGACAATTGTGAGTTCGCATCAGCAGCCAACAATGAAACTGAATTGACTCTTGCTGTATATGAAGCAAGATTGATTGTTGGACCTTGATAGATTACATCATCTTTCTGCGGCAAGTTTTCAATTGCAACATTAGATACCACAATGTCTTGTATTCGTATTGACACATTAGGTTTGAATTCATAATCTTCACCGTAATTTTCAATTGAGATTGTTGTTACTGAACCTGCTCTATCTACAACTGGAGAGAAAGTTGCGCCTGTTCCTAGAATACCTGGAATAAACAAACTTGCACCGGTCGCTGATGGATTTGCAGATGTTACCGACAAACTAGGTAAATAATCATTCGTATATCCCATTCCACCTAATGGCCATTTTGGATATGTACGATACTGTGGATCAATAAAAAAATCTACTGCTGTAATTGCTCCAGTTCCATTCACACCTATTACATTTGCATACGGACCTTGGCCACGACCACCACTAAAAACAATTCTATCGTTCACTTGATAACCAGAACCACCGTTACTGATTTGAACTGGACCTAATATACCAAGCGATTCTAGTGAAGAATTAACAGAAAATTCATCAAAGGAATCTTCTGTTCTATATGTAGACAATGCGGTTATTTCTGGTATCTTAGTTATTCCACCGCCGCCATTATCAACAAAAACGGAAGATATGGGATATGTTGTTATTGATCCAAAAGTAAATGCATTTGCAAGAGTTGTATCTTTAGTAGATGTTCCAACATTAGCAAAGAAGAAATTTGCATTACTTAATCTGATCTCTCTCTTAAAACCAATAACATCCATTGGTATGAAAGCCACATTGGCTCTTGCGTTGCCTACTGCCGTGGCAGTTTGTATATTTGCACCAGAGGCTTGTACATTTGAAGAAAATACTTGTGCAGTTATGCCAACAATAGCTTGTGCATTTACTGTTTGAGTGTATCTAATATTTGTTATAGTACCTTGTGCATCAACTTCAGAAACATATGCAAAAGTGGATTCTTCATACACAACTGAATCGTTAATTCTATAACCTGTACCACCGTTAATTATTTTAAATGATGGAGGTAAATATGGAGATATAGATGCAACGTTTGCTCTTGCACCACTTATAGCCGAATCTTCAATTATAATAATAGTGTTTGGTTTCTCAGAATAACCATAACCACCATTGACCACGTTAATTCGTTGTATAGAACCTTTGGTAATTTCACCAACTTTTGCTGTTGCACCAACTGGATTTGCAACGTTTGCATTTAGTCCACCGTAAACAACAACTGGATCACCAGGTTGATATGTCAATCCACGACTTGTTGGATTAACTCTTATTTGGCTAATTTGACCAACAATTTTTGCACGAAGAACATTACCACCAAATAAAACATCTTGGTTGTTTGAATCTACAATTCTAACAGTTTCACCAGAATTAAACAATCTTTCTATGTTTGATATGAATATTTCTGTTTTATTGCCAACTAATACGGCAGCCTCTATTGTTGCAATAGATTTTGAAACCTCACCAAAAATTCTATAGTTTTTTGTCTGTAAGAAGTATGGATTGGCCGATAGTAATTTTAAACTCTTTGCGATGTACCACGTACCACCAGATGCTTTGAAAACCGAGTCTTTGGTATTGAATATCTCAACACCAGTATTGTACAGTACACGGAAAAGAAATTCATACGATGCTGGTGTACCTTTACTTTGGTACAACTGTCTTGCAACTTTTACAGCCTGCTCTTGACTTACCAATGATTCTCTTGGAAAGAAAGGTAGAAATTCATTGTTGAAATAATCTATAAATTCTTCTGTTGTTGCATCAACATCTTTGTAATTCAATAGGTTTTTAGACCTATCTGTTACTTTACCATTTGTTTCCATCCATTCGTAGTATGCCTTTAAGAATAGATTGAAGTTGGCATATTCAGGATTGTCCCGGACATGCTCGGGTAACTGGGATAAAACCAGATTGGATGTTTTTTGATTATTTTCTATCATGTTGATTTGGCAGTAACATTCACAATAATAGATTGTGGATCAAATTCATCTACAGTAATAACTCTATTATATGTGGAAGAAATAATTGTTGTTGTTGGGTTGGTGGTTACTGTTAATAGGCCTAAATCATTATTCACATTCAATGGTGAAAATGCATCCAATGTAACAACACCTAAATTGTAGTCTACAGTACCAATATTACCTTTAAATACAGTCTTGACATTTGTTGTGTCATTGTAATATAATCTCAACACACCATAACGGCCTTCAAGTGTAATGATACCTGCACCAGATGAACCTGTTGTATCACCTACTGCTGGTGTAATTCTAAGTATGGCTGATGTGTAACCCGTTCCCTTTGTTAAAACATTAATTTGTTTTATAGTACCATTGTTTGTCATAACAGCTTCTGCTGTTGCACCTGTACCATCACCTAGTATGGTCACTGTTGGTTGACCTTGATATCCAAAACCCGGATTGGTTATTGTGATAGATTCTGCACCACCTGTTGATGATGGTACTTCTTCAATGTAAAGACCGTCAATTGTTTGTGCTAAATTTAATGGGTTTCTGTATACAACTGAAGGTGAACTGCCTATACCACTCAAAAACATACCACGCTTTAGGCCTGCACCGTAATACAACTTGTATGTTGTTGGTGTTGATAGGTTTGGATAAAATTTCTTCTGTAATTGTATTGATATTTCGTTTGTGATGATAGAAGAATCGACTGAATTGATTTGATTATTAAATTCAGATGATCTA